ACGATGACATTGACAATGACCTTGGCTCACGCAAAGAGTGGGAGAAGGCGTATGTTGAGGGCTTGAAGCTCCTCGGTCTCCAGTACGAAGAGCGTACCGAGCCTTGGAACGGTGCTTGCGGGGTGTTCCACCCGATGATTACCGAAGCCGTTGTGCGCTTCCAATCTGAAGCCATCACGGAGACATTCCCTGCGCAGGGTCCTGTGCGCACCAAGATCATCGGCAAGCAAACGCCTGAGAAACAACAAGCGTCTGTGCGTGTTGAGAACGATTTGAACTATGAGCTGACAGAAGTCATGCGCGAGTTCCGTCCAGAGCATGAGCGCATGTTGTGGTCGCTGCCTGCCACTGGCTCGGCGTTCAAGAAGGTGTACTTCGACCCTTCACTTGGTCGCCAAGTTTCGATGTTCATCCCCGCAGAAGACATCATCTTGCCCTACGGAGCGACAGACCTCGACACTTGCTACCGCGTCACACACCAGATGCGCAAGACCAAAGCCGAGATCGTGCGCTTGCAGCAAGCAGGCTTCTACCGCGACGTGGAGATTGGTGACCCTGACAAGTCGCAGTCTGATATTCAGAAAGCCAAGGACAAAGAGACAGGCTTCAGCGCCAATGACGACGACCGCTTCACTCTGTATGAGTGCCATGTTGACTTGGTGATTGACCAAGACCCATGCTGCGAGAAAGATAGCGACGACGAGCCAGTTGGCCTGACCTTGCCATATGTGGTGACCATGATTAAGGGCACCAACACCATCCTCGCCGTGCGCCGTAACTGGAAAGAAGACGATGACCTCCGACTCAAACGCCAACACTTCGTCCACTACCAATACATCCCCGGCTTCGGAGCCTACGGCTTCGGACTGTTTCACCTCATCGGTGGATATGCCAAATCAGCCACATCAATCATGCGTCAGTTGGTTGACGCGGGAACGTTGTCCAACCTGCCCGGTGGCCTCAAGTCACGCGGCCTTCGCATTAAAGGTGATGACACACCGATTGCCCCCGGCGAGTGGCGTGATGTAGACGTTGCGTCTGGCCAGATTCGTGATGCGATCCTGCCTCTGCCATACAAGGAGCCTTCAGCTGTTCTTGCTGGCTTGATGGACAAGATTGTTGAGGAAGGCCGTCGCTTCGCCGCTACCGCGGACATGAAGGTGTCCGATATGTCCGCACAGGCACCTGTTGGGACAACCTTGGCTTTGCTCGAGCGCCAGCTCAAAGTGATGTCTGCTGTTCAAGCACGCATGCACTACACCTTCAAACAGGAACTCAACCTGTTGGCCGACATCATCAAGGACTACACCGATGATGAGTACGACTACGACCCAGACAGCGACGCACCTCGCAAGGCCAAGAAGTCCGACTACAGCCACATTGACATCATCCCCGTCTCCGACCCCAACGCAGCAACCATGTCTCAACGCGTGGTGCAGTACCAAGCGGTCATGCAGATGGCGCAGATGGCACCCGATATTTACGACTTACCTAAACTACATCGTGGTATGTTAGAGGTCTTAGGTATTAAAAATGCTGACAAGCTCGTACCGTTGCCTGATGACGAGAAGCCCAAAGACCCTGTGTCGGAGAACCAAGCCATCCTCAAGCAGTCACCTGCCAAGGCGTTCTTCTACCAAGATCACGCAGCTCACATCGCTGTGCACATGTCCATGAAGCAGGACCCAACAATCGCTGCGCTCATTGGACAAAACCCCAACGCTCCAAAGATCATGGCCGCTTTGGATGCGCATATTGCCGAACACGCTGGGTTCCAGTACCGCCAGCAGATCGAGCAGCAGCTCGGTATGCCGTTGCCTGCTGAAGACTCCAAGCTGCCCCCTGAGATCGAAGTGTCATTGTCTGGCATGCTGGCGCAAGCTGCGCAGCAGGCTCTGGCACAGAACCAAGCTATGGCTCAACAGCAAAAAGCCCAGCAAATGGCGCAAGACCCTGTTGTACAAATGCAACAGCAAGAGTTGCAGATCAAACAAGGCGAACTCCAGCTCAAGATGCAGGAGTCCCAAGCCAAATTGCAGCTCGCTCAAGCTGAATTGCAGCTCAAGGCACAAGAGTTGCAAGCCAAAACTGCGCTCGACGCAGCCAAAGCTGAGAACAGCAAAGAGCTGACTCAAGCAAAAACCCGCTTGGACGGTGTGAAAGCCGCCGGCGCTATGTATGCCCAGCAACAACAAGCCAACAAGGAGAAGCCAACTAAATGATCCAAGACTTCGCACGCGTATTGCGCGAACAAATACGCAAGGACTTAAACAACTACGCCGATGATCTGGCAGGCGGCGTCTGTCAGAACTTCGATCAGTATCAAAAACTCTGTGGGGTGATTCAGGGTCTTGCCCTTGCAGAGCGTTACATCATCGACCTTGCTGAAAAAGTGGAGAAAGCAAATGACGAGTGAAAACGAGTCAGGACTGATCTTGCCCCCGGGCATCGTCTTACCTAAACAAATCCAACCAAAGGAAGCGCCCGATGCAGACGCTACCAACGAGACCAAGGCTTCGGCTTTACCTCGCGCAGTTGGTCACAAACTCGTGTGCATAGTCCCTGAAGTGTCCGACAAAATCGAAGGCACGGAACTGGACCTTGTGCGCGACTACAGCACCATGAAACAGGAAGAGCACGCCACAACCGTGTTGTTCGTTCTCCGTATGGGCCCCGATGCCTATCAGGATAAAGAGCGATTCCCTTCCGGTCCTTGGTGTGCCGAAGGCGATTTCATCGTCGTTCGTACCTACACAGGCACCCGCCTGAAAGTGTTTGGCAAAGAGTTCCGCATCATCAATGATGACCAAGTGGACTGCGTTGTCGACGACCCCCGCGGTATCACCCGCGCTTAAAGGAGAAGAAATGGACCCCAAAGACGAGTTCAAGTTCCCCGACGAGATCGAGGAGAACAGCGTCGAGATCACAACCAACGCCGATGAGGTAGAGGTTGAGGTTGTAGATGACACCCCACCACAAGACCGTGGTCGCAAACCTCTTGAGAAAGAAGTCGAAGACCCAACGGACGAAGAGATTGAAGGCTACTCTGACAAAGTTCAGCGCCGCATCAAGGACTTGACACATGCTCGCCACGACGAGCGCCGTGCCAAGGAATCGCTGATGCGTGAGAAACAAGAGCTGGAGCGCTTTGCGCAACAGATTCTGGAAGAGAACAAGAAGCTCAAGACGACAGTCCACGAAGGCAGCCAGCAGTTTGTGTCAATGGCACAGACAGCAGCGGAAGCCAAGTTGGAGAAAGCTCGTCGCGAGTACAAGGCTGCGCAGGAATCGTTTGATCCCGATGCCATCCTTGCTGCTCAAGAAGCTCTGTTCGATGCCAAGATCGAAGCAGACCAAGCGAAAAAATTTAAGCCAACCCCTTTACAAGACGAAAATATTGAGGTACAAACGCGTTATGTCGAACCCGAAACGGTTCGCCCCGACGAAAAGACCTTGCGCTGGCAAGCAAAAAACCAGTGGTTCGGAGCGAATGGGTTTGAAGAAGTTACCAGCTTTGCACTAGGGCTGCACCAGAAACTAGTCTCGTCCGGAGTGGACCCCCGCTCTGACGATTATTTCGAGCAGATTGATGCTCGCGTGAAGTCGAAGTTCCCCGAAGTTTTCGGTGGCACGGAAGACAAGCCTCGGAACGGAAGTTCCCAGCGAAAACCTGCAACTGTGGCGGCTCCCGCGACGCGTTCGTCGGGGCCACGAAAGGTGCAACTGACCGAAACCCAACAAGCGTTGGCGCGACGACTCGGATTGACCAATCAACAATACGCATTGCAAGTACTTAAACTGGAGAACTCAAATGGCTGAAAACCGTACCCCCCGTGATCTCGTGTCACGCGAAAAATCTGCTCGTAACGTCTATGTACCTCCGAGCAACCTTCCTGATCCGACCCCTGAACCCGGGATGGTCTATCGTTGGATAGCCACTCATGTTATGGGCGAGGCTCAACCTACAAACGTCTCTAAAAAGATGCGCGAAGGTTGGGAGCCAGTGAAGGCAGTCGACCATCCTGAACTTATGCTGTTGGGCAATGCCGCCACAGGTAACGTTGAGGTCGGTGGGTTAATGCTCTGCAAGATGCCTGCCGAACTCGCGAAATCTCGTGACGACTACTATGCCAAGCAAGCGCAAGCTCAGATGGATTCAGTGGACAACCACTTCATGCGGAACAATGATCCTCGCATGCCCTTGTTTAAGGACAGCAAGTCATCAACGAGCCGTGGCGGTGGTTTTGGTTCTGGTTCAAAGTAATAGGAGTCCTTAAATGGCATCTACCGCTTCTCCCTACGGTCTTCGCGCCGTAAACGAGTTGGGCGGCCTACCATATGCTGGTAGCACCCGTACCTTCTTAATTGACCCTTCTGGTTACAACACGAACATCTTCAATGGTTCGATCGTTAGAATCAACTCTTCGGGTTATATCAACATCGTCACTACAAATGGCGACGACAGCACGCCCTTCCCCGCAGGCACCATCGGTGTTTTCGTGGGTTGTTCGTACTACAACGCCCAAGGTCAATTGATCTTCTCGCAATACTACCCTGCCAACACAACTGGCGTGGTGCAAGCGTTTGTGATCGACGATGACCGTGCAGTGTTCCAAGCTCAGGCTGACGGTTCCGTCACCCAAGCTTCTTTGGGTTCAAACGTTTATTTGGCTGCTGTGCAGAGCACATCGACTGGTTCTACAACCACCGGTAACTCAAACACTGCCTTGGACGCTTCTACCATTGCGACTACTTCTGGCTTTGCGTTCCGTATCGTAGGTTTTGCAGACATCACCGGCTTCTCGCAAGTTGGCGACGCTTACACCGACGTGTTGATTAAATTCAACCCCGGTGCGCATTCTTACAGCAACGCCACTGGCATCTAAGGAGTAAATAAATGGCTATTTCACGCGCACAACTGCTCAAAGAATTGCTGCCCGGCCTGAACGCTTTGTTCGGCATGGAATATGCACGCTACGGCGAAGAGCACAAAGAACTCTACGAAACAGAGAAATCTGAGCGTAGCTTCGAAGAAGAAACCAAGTTGGCCGGCTTCGGTGCAGCTCCTGTTAAGAACGAAGGTTCTGCCATTGCTT